GTTTATCAGGACCCCTCGTTCATAAAGCATGTCCCCGTTAAGGACAGACCCCAGTACATCATGGATCGTCTGTATCGGGAGGGAGCTAAATACTGCGCTACAGACTATACTGCATTTGAAAGTCTGTTTGTGCCAGAGTTGATGGAAGCCTGTGAGTTTGAGTTGTATGCTTACATGACCAAGGCTTTACCCATCCACCAGGAGTTCATGGATTTATGCAACCGTGTACTTGCTGGAACAAACACATGTCGCTTCCGCGATGCTATCCTCAAAGTGAGAGGAACGCGGATGTCTGGGGAGATGTGCACATCCTTGGGCAATGGGTTTTCAAACCTGATGTTCATGCTTTTCACCTGCGATCGTGTAGGTGCGAAGGAAGTTGTGGGAGTGGTTGAAGGAGACGACGGTCTCTTTACCATGGTCGGTTCCCCCCCGACGACGGAGGACTTTGCTGATCTAGGCTTAGTTATCAAGGCAGAAGTGCACGACACACTTTCAACTGCCTCCTTCTGTGGCTTGGTCTTTGATCCTATGGAGAAGATCAATGTCGCAGATCCCCGAAAGATTCTGTGTACTTTCGGGTATATCTCGCGTCAATACAGTAGAGCAGGCTCTTTTAAGCTGCTCCGGTTGTTGCGAGGTAAGGCTCTGTCCCTGGTACATCAATATCCTGGCTGCCCCATTGTGGCTGCTCTCGGTCGTTATGCGATGAGAGTGACTGCGAAGGTCAAAGGGCAAGCCATTTTCGAGAGCAACTCGAACCTCAGGTATAAGAATGTTTGGTTTGGACCACTTTCTTACAATACCGAGGTTCTGATGTGGACCAAACCCGGGCCTGAAACTCGGCGTTTGGTTGAGAAACTCTACGGAATCACTGTCGAGGAACAAGTCGCTTACGAGCGCTACCTTGATGGGCTCCAGGTTCTATGTCCTCTAGACTCTGAACCACTTCATCATCGTTTCCCGCCGCTCTGGGCGGCCTACTTTGAGAAGTATAGTTGCGAACAAGATCGTTTGGATCGCTACTTGGAGTATCCTGCCGAAGTCTTCCCGACCCTTGGGGGGACCCCGGTAGAGTGGGATACTGGCGAGCTGGGGGATGTGCGATGTGTTTCCGCACGTATCCCTGGTGTGCGCCCCGGCCGCTCGTCCTAAACAACCGAGCCAGGTTGAGACCTGCGAAGTCTCCCCTTAGATGGGTAACATCTGTTGGTCCGCCC